CGGTTTTGGCTTCGCAGCCACATCTATTGCATCTCATCTATTTCCTCCATTGTCATTGGATAGACAAACACGGGTGTTTGTTCTCCGACCCATGCACCTACGGTATTAAACTCTAAATACTCAACGGCTTCCTCTTCTGTCATTTGGTCACGATCTACAAGGATCTTAACGGCTTTATTAAAATCATAAACAAGAACGTCCTCTTGAGAACATCTCCTGCCGATCCCGATAAGTGCATCATCAAGTTTGTTTGCTTTTAAAATCTGACTACTCCTCTTTACCTTAAATTGTAGACAAAAGTATACTTACCTTTTGTATTTTTGTAAAAGGCATTTCCATTTTCTAAAGCCTCCCTTAATCTTAGGGCAAAGGGTTTAAGTTTACCTTTATGATAAGTTCTAATAGCTTTATCGTGATATCGTTTTCCGTTGTGCATAATAACTTTGGAGCCTTTAATAGAATTACGTTGTTCAAAATTAGAAGCTTTGTAAATAGTTCCTAAATGATTGTACTCTTTATCGGCATAAGAAACAACAATCTTACCGTCCCAATCTTTCTTTAATAATCGTAAGGCTTTACCTATAAAATAACTTTCGGTGTTAAAAGGAGTATCATCTATACAACATAAACGCCTAAGTTCGATAACGTCCTCAATATTATCAGAGAATCTTTTGTATTGGTTTGCCATGGCTAATCTGCCAAAAAACATGGCTCCTGTCATTTTATCTGCGGTGTCATACAAGGCATAACAAAAATCAGAAATACAACCGTTAATAGATTTGGAGTAATGATGTTTTTCTATAAAAACTCTAATTTGTCTTCTTTCTACCCGCATGACTTTCCATTTTTTTAAATCACTCACGGTCTATCTCTATGGTGTTTATAATACTTGGTCTGGGCAACGGTTCTTTAACATACCACTCTTTTTGTTTGTAAGATATAAAACACTTATAGCCCTCGCCATAGATCTTATCGCTCCACATTTGACACTCTTCGGGCGTGGTAAAGTGCATGACGGTCAGGAGGCTATACATAACTACTTGATTGGTCATACTTCCCTCCCTAATCCTCTTAATTTCAATACATAACTTTTGAGTTCTTCTCTTGCTCTCTCGTGATCCCTAGCTACGTCCTTGTGTCTTTCTAGTTCAAAGACTTTGGTTTCGTAGTGATCTACCTGTTTTCTTAAAAAATTTAGTTCATACTCTTCTGCAGGACTAAGTTTTTTTGTCATCCTCTTTCCTCTCTTTTTTTTTAAATTGTAACTCTCGGAAAAGACGAGCCGGAAGTTTTCTCCAAACCCAACGATTAGTGTATTCTTTGTTGGGTTTGTAGAATTTACGTATATTAAACTGCTCGGCTAGTGATTTTTTTTTATCCATCTGCATCTCCATACTAATGTTACAAGCCCAAGCCTACCATTAGGCAATCGAGCTGAAACCTAACTTGAACTTGTAACAGAATCAGTATGCGCTTTTATGGGATAGCTGTCAAGATATAAAAAAAGAGCCGTTGTTATGTTGGTTTGAACAAATCATAGGATTAACAACGACTCTTTTACACATGGAGTGACTAAACCGTAAAAGATATTATGGGATATGTCAAACTCTTTTTTCAGGTGGTTCCGTAGAAAAGGTTAATTCTTTATTTTGATAGGCTTCATAGACTTGATACATGATCTTTAACTGTCCCCCCATCGTGCGCCCCTGTTCACGGGACAAGGCCTTCAATTCTCTGTACACTTCGATAGGAACAAGCACACTTTTCCATTTAGTTGTATCCATTTTGCATCTCCTTTAATGAGAATATATAAGATTTTATTGGATTATTCAAGGGAAAAAGGGTGCCCTCCTCGAAAGGGAGGAAGGAGGGCACAAGTTTGAGATGGTATACAGGTCATTGAGCGGTTCCCCAACTGCGACCCACCTCCACATCACATTTGTTAGGCACCTCCAAGGGTACTGCATTTTCCATGATTCGGGAAATATTTTCTGCATCTGGTTTATCTTGTACAGAAATCGCTACCTCGTCGTGTATTTGTATAAGAGGGACGCGACCGGATTGGTAAATATCGACCATAGCTTTCTTTGTCATGTCCGCGGCCGACGCTTGAATAAGCCTGTTCAGGGCTTTGTAGGTATAAGCCCGCTTGAGCTTGGTGGTTTTACCATATTCCTGTACAGCTTGCTCAAAAGGCATGGCCTTGTTCATTTCAAAGCGGTCAGGTTCCCATAAATCAAAGCGACATTTTCGGCCGAGTAGTGATCTTACGGAGCCTGAGCTATCTCGTTCATTCAAATGGTTCATTACCCCGTTCATCAAGCCCTTCACAAAGGGTACTCGCTCGTGGTACTGACTAATAATGGACTTGGCTTCCTCTACTTCTATGCCTAATTGCTCGGATAACTTGTTGACACCCATACCGTACATCATGCCGAGGTTGATGGTCTTAGCGGACTTACGCGGTATCTGTGCCATTTCTGCAACCATTGTATGAAAATCGGTAGTCGGGTCGCTATTGTAAGCTTCGACAAACTCTTTTGCGCCTTTGAGCGGTACTTTTCTGGATACACCAAAGACATGAGCGTAGTGAACCAAGATCCGTGGCTCTTGTTGCGAGAAATCAATAGAACCCCACTGCTCTCCCTCTTCCGGTAGGAACAAGGAGCGAATCATAGGACCTAATTCAGGATCTCTAGCGGGGATCTGCTGTAAATTAGGGTTGTTCATGGATATCCTACCCGATACCGTGCCCCCTTGGTCGGAGCGTATCTGGTTAATATGACTATGAATGCGTCCGTCTTTGTGGCAATGCTTCATAATTGTGTTGATAAACGTCCCTCTGGCCTTGTTAATGTTACGCGATTGCACAATAAGCTTGGGTAAATCATGCGGATGCTCTGATAAAAACGCTTTTGTAAACGACGGTGCGCCCTTTTCGGTCTTTGGATACTTGATATTGAGGGCATCAAAGCCTTTTGCAAGCGATTGAGCAGCCCAAATCTCTACATCGTGACCTACCATGCGTCTAATCTGCTGATTTAAAACAACTTCCTTCCTAACAAGGTCATCCTTAGTCCTCTCTAATGCGTCTTGGTCAATTCTAACCCCTTTCCATGTCATATCAATCAAACAGGGCAGTAAATTTAGCTCTAAATCAGCTATTTTTGACAATCCTTGCTTGTTAATCTCGACAGAAAAGTAATTCCAAAGGTCCAAGGTCAGTTTTGCGTCGTCGGTAGCGTAAGGACCTACAAACATGGCAGGTAACTTCCACATTTCAGCTTTTGGATCGACACCAAAGGCAGATGCAGCCTCATTTAACTCCTTTTCGGACTTGGTTTTGCTTAAATAGTCGTAAGAAAGCGCATTTAGGCTATAACTAAAGCGGTTTTCGTCCAATAACGAGGCAATGACCATGGTATCAATGATTCTACCATTTAAAGTAAAGCCCTCTTGTCTAATCCACCCTGCATCATACTGTGCATTGTGCATAATTTTATCTGCAGGGCTTTCAAAAACCTTTTTTAACCACCTATTGACGATTCTTTCGTCTAAATTACCCCCTCCGACGTGTTTAACAGGGATATAATGTGACCATGATTCGGTGGCAATGGCATATCCTACAATCATCCCGTCTCCTGTAGGCCAACCCGGTCCTTTAGACTTGATGTTCGGGTCTCTGGTTTCTACGTCAATGGCAATTTGCTTACAGTGACTAATATCGGGTAGTTCATAAGGGGGCACCCATTCGCTTTTGGGTGCAAACATTGTTAGTTGTAAGGACATTACTTCTCTCCGCCCAAAGCACCATAGCCACAAATGTCAACCCAACTGTCATCATGGTCAGGTGTTTCTATTAGTCGAGAAAGCTTGATGGCTACCATACATTGATAAACTTGAGGCACGGTTACTTCTTTTTCCAATAAAACAGACCACATTTTTGCAATGCGCTCATGGTTTTTATAAGCGTCCCCATAATCTTTGGCTCTGGGTCCGTTGATCATTAACTCTGCCTTTTTTAATATTTCTGCCCTTTTCATAAATCGTAACTCCTCGTTGCGTCTTCGGGTTCTACTATATATAGATTTTCTTTTGCCCTTGTTACGCCCACGTAAAAAACCCGATGGA